ATGAATGCCCAAATTCTCCGCCAATTCATGCGCCTGCTGACGGTGCTTCGTACCGACGATTATCGCGACATTTCTGGCCATCGCATCGCTTTCGGTCGCTGCCTCGGTTACGCCTCCGCGTTGTTCGATGCCGGCCTGATCACTATGGAACAGTGGTTCCAGCTGGATAACCTGACACTGAACGCCAGTCGGCACTCTGGTGAGCCTCTGCCCGATTCCCGCAATGCCGGTCCTGTAATGCCTGCGTCTGTCGCCCTGAAACGGCGTTTTTCGCCTGCTGAGGTTGTGTCCAATGAATCTGAACAGGTATCTGCGCCAGCCCCACGCCGTGAACTGCGACTGCTCTGTCTGTTACGTCCGGCGACTGGGTCCTATCAGCCTGCCGCCACGCTGCGACCAATGCCGCCCCGCGTCGGTCCAGTTGGTCGATGGCAAGTGGCAGATGACCCCGCCCTTGTACTGCGCGAAACACAAGCCCGCGTCCCGTCCGCCGAGGTACTGGCACGTTGTGAGCGACACCGGCAATCCCATGCCTTTCGTGCCGATCCACGAGCCTTTCGAGCTGAAGGGGTGAGCCATGTACGTTGATCGTCCTGACTGGATCGTCATCGGTGACTGCATCTCGTACCGATCCACGAACCGTTCGAGCTGAAGGGGTGATGGCATGACGCTTTTCGCTCTGTCCACAAGCCCCGCACGTGGTCTCGTCCAGTCAAGGGCGGCAAGTCAGTTTTTCGCAAAGCTCCACCGCGAAAAAGTTACTTGTCGGGCGCAGCCTTCACCCTTGACCACACACGAAAAGAAACAGCCTCTGCTCGTGAGTGTGGGGAAAGCTTTTCTCCCCACGCTCCCGAGCCCTCGGCGGCAAGAGTGGGATGACAAGGGCAAAGCCCTTGGTGTTGCGATAGGGATCGTTACCCGAAGGGCCAAGACAAACAGCTTCATCGTTTGGCTTGGTTTGCGAAGCAAATAGAGCCCGGCCCGAAGGGATCGCCCAACAAGTTAAACGAAAACAGCCCTTCAAGTTGAAGGAACTCCATCAGGAACAGCGAAAGCCCCTGGAAGGAAAACTCAGCTTGAAAAAGGCAAAACCGCGCAACTAAGCGCAAATAACTGGAGAAACAAAACATGGCACGTTCAACAATGGAAGTCGCGTTTCTTGGTACTCAACGCTTCGACGGTGAAGGCGGCGTTAAATATATCAAGCTGTTTTACGGCGATCAGGCGGACGGAAAGACCGAACATGGCCTGTCCATTATTGGAATGGCTGCCGCTGATGAAGTTGCCGATGAAGTGTTTGCTGCTGGTAAGAACTTCGACCCGCTGGAAATAGTGCGCGTCCATTTTGAAATTGCGCGTGGTGGCCAGAACAAAGGCAAGAACCTGGTTCTTGCTATCGAGCCTGTAAAGCCCCGTCAGCCCGAAGCGCCCCGCGCCCCGGCTGCACAGCCCCAGGCTAAGGCATAAGTTTTAGGAGGCGGTCATGCTCATTCAGGATCGAGTCATCTGCGATGTATGCGGCACGGACATGGGCAAGCTCATGCAACTGCCCGCGCCGCAAAGCGACCTGATCCCTGACCTGAACTTGCCGCCTCACTTCGCAGTTTGTCCTGACTGCGAACCGCTTGAATCTGAAAGCGAGCCTGAACAGCGGATTAATAGCGGGAAGCTTTTTAAGAATTAAAGGGGGTAATGCAATGGTAACTCCCGAAGGTGTCGCGAGCGTATGGGGTGCTGGCTTCGGAATTACGGTCACGCTCTATGTGCTGGCGCTTAAGGTGGGAATGGCAGTATCTATCGTCAGAAAGATTTAACTGCATTCTCTTTTACTGTTCTATCTGAGGGTAACAACATGCAACTGATCTTCGATGCGGTGGATCTGACTTCGGTCGCCACCTGGGTAGCCGCTACTGGCGTGCTGATTATCGGTATCGCCATGGCTTTCAAAGGTATCGACCTTGGTAAGCGTGGTGTCAAGAAGGCCTAAGGCCTGGGGGAAAAGGGCCGAAAGGCCCTTTTCTTTTATATGGAACAAGTAATGACTTTCACTTCTGAAGACTTGGCGGCTCTTGTTTATGCGCTGGTCTTCCATGCTGGAGTACTAGGCGGATGGGCCGTTATAGCAGGCTTCAAGTCTCGGTTTTGATATTGCTGCTTTCGATCATTTCGTCATCGACCGTTCATGCGGCGACTCTTCATCCCGTGTCTTCTATCTCCAAAGCACTTCAGTCAGGCCGTGGCGTTATGCCTTCCGGTCTGACTGTTCAGCGCGCACAGCAGATTGATACGATGTTGCTTAGGTCTAGTGTCGAGTTATCTCTACGTGGCACGCCCGTAGCCGTTACACGTGGCGCTAACCTTAGCGTCTCTGGTCTGGCCCGCGGTGCCGTGTCCCTTATCAAAAATGGTAATCCGATAAAAGTTATTGCTACCGCAGCAGTAGCCTCAGCCATTGCGCAGATACCCGGCAGTTCAATACAGGATGGTATGCCCGTAAAACAGCCTGCTTCTGGCCCTGCTGATTACTTTACTCATACATATGTATCGCAAAAGCGCTTTGGTACAGCGTATCAGGCATGTGTATATGGGGCGTTTTCAAGCACAACTCCGCCGCCCGGCAATACCGTGCGTGTCGTCAATGGTTCATGCGAGATAACGACCATCAATACCACGCCTCCGACTCGATACCACGGGAGTGCAGTCCAGCATCGTCAAACGTGTTATTTCGGCCATACTGACTATTACTGCAACGCAGCCGGCACGCTTGTTCCGTATATCGACGCAGACTACGAAGTTCTGGAGTCAACAATAGTTTCGCGTGAGCCAAGTCCTGATGAAGTGCGCGACCTTTGGTATGCCATTTGCGGCGGTGATGGTGACTGCCTTGGATCATATACTAGCAATCCAACATTAACGGGTCCCGCTAGCATTCAGGGTCCAAAAACTACCACGACAAGCACAGGTCCCGACGGAACAACGACTACAACAAAAGATACTAAATACGATCTCGATTATTCGAACCCGGACGGCGTTGTAGTGCGCGAGCGAACAACCACTACCACAACAAATCCTGATGGCTCCACCAATACCGATGTTACTGTTGACGATGGCCCTATAGTCGAAGCCCAGCCCGAAGATCAACTTGATCTTAACGGCGAGTTTACAGACTCCCCATTCCCTGAAGTCGAACCGTTTTATGAACAAAAGTACCCTGACGGTTTTCGGGGGGTTTGGGATGCCCGTAAAGCGGAGTTTGAAGATTCGGCTTTTATGGAATTTCTCGGATCATTTGTTCCTTCTTTCTCTGGCAGCTGTCCGGCGTGGTCTATCAATGTAAATATTGCGTCCTGGGCGCAGCTTGGAATTCATCACTTTCAGTCCCTTTGCTGGGTTTTCGACTTCATCAAAGTCGTGCTCCTTGTTTCAGCTGCATTCCTTTGTCGTGCGTTAATCTTTGGGGGTTGATATGGGTGGGATCTTCGGATTCTTTACCGCACTTCTTGCCAAGATAGCTAACTTTGCAAAGTGGCTTCTGGCGGTTTTTCTTCAAATATTTAAGGATATTTGGAATCTGATCACGGATGCCTTCGTGTGGGTTTTTGATTCGCTATTGGGAATTGCATCTGCTGCGCTTTCTACGATTTCAATCCCGTTCGATCCGCAGATCTACTACGCCATGATTCCGGCTGAGGTGGCTCAGCTAATGGGCTATATCGGTGTGCCTCAAGCGATTGCAATGATTGTTGCCGCATTGGTAGTTCGATTCATCCTGCAAACCATTCCGTTTGTACGCTGGGGGTCGTAATGCAAAACCTCATGATTGGAGCCAGTGGCTCGGGTAAGGGGTACGAGGGGTGCGTTTATCAAATTCTGCCTGCGCTTCAAAAGGGCCGAAAAGTCATCACGAATATGCCACTGGATCTCGATAAGTGGCGCTCGCTAGATCCTTCCTTCGTTAATCTTATAGAGCTGCGCAAAGTCGCACAGCCTATCCGCGGGACTTGGACCCCGACTCGTGAAGAAGGGGCTTTCAATCTTTGGCCGGATGGCCGGGTTGTTCTTCCGCCTGCTACTGCTCGTCCCTTTGCCGGGGTGTGGGACTACTACTCAGACTGGAAGCACCCTGAAACGGGGCAGGGGCCGTTGTTTGTCGTGGACGAGGCGCAGTATGTGATACCTCGCGGTAAAACAGACATACAGGTCGAAGAATGGTCCGCGCTGCATCGCCATTTCAACAGCGACATACTCTGGATGACTCAGAGCTATGGAAAGCTTTCTCAAACCGTGCGCGACAACGTCCAGATGGTGTACCGCCTGCGCAAGAAGGTCGCCTGGGGCCAGCCTGATCGATATATACGGAAGGTTCAGGACGGCATTCGGGGTGAGGTGATGAATACCACTGAACGCCGATATGAAAAGCGCTACTTCGGGCTTTGGAAGTCCCATACGCAGGGAATTGCTGCTGAGGAGTTCAACGCTGAGGAAATCAAGCGCTTCTACCAGCATTGGACCTTTCGGGGCGCTGCTATCTGTCTGACTCTGGGGATGGGTGTCCTTATATTCCTGGGCAATCCATTCGCGGTGAAGACACCGCCGAAAGTGGCTGAGGCGGCTCCTGTGCCTGTCGTCATCAGTCAGCCTCAGGTGGTTGATGCTCCTGCGCCTCAATCGACTGCGCCTCCTAGGGGCGAGAAACAAAAGGTCCATCCTTATCAGGGGTACACCCTGCACTTGATCGGGCTGGTGCGTAGTGATCGTGAGGGGGGCGAGTATCTCAATGGCTACGTTGTCATCGCCAACAATGGCCAGCCCTTCAATACGGTTTCGTTCGAGGATCTGCGGACTACCGGCTACGACATCCTCTACCACTCGCCTTC